CCTGTCCGGGAACTTCATGTCAAATAATCCACTAGTGATCTGGTTGCCTGTAACACCGCTCATGTCAAGAGGGCTTACTGTGCTTTTGTTACCGAATTTATCGGTATAGACTACTCCAAATCGATATACTTCGTTTCTCCAGTAGCTGATGTTTCCTGAGCTGAAGGTATCCTGAGAGAATGGGTCTACTACAAAATCAATTGAAGTTGTGATATTGCCAGAAGTAACTGCTGGTGTTCCGTTATCAAACAATAGATCGTAATACTCGACATTTCCTCCGAAGAGTCTGTTTTGTTTTACATTGAGGGTTTTAACCTTTTTGATCTGGGCAAGGTCTACAACAATATCATCTGTTGAGATTGTACCTATTCTTGCATTGTTCTTATACTCGAAACTTACTGATGTTCCACTGAGTGGTGTAATCTCAAGCAGTGATGCTGTGGTTGGTGCAGTAGGTCCTATGTTCTCAATAACTGCAAGCTGGATGTATCCAAGGTTATCACTCTCATCATAAGATGGTGTGATGGTAAGGGAAATCTTTCTGTCACTTATGAGTCCTATACCTGCATGAGCCGGTGCAGGCGGTGTTGATCCAGTGTCCGCTGGTTCATAAACGTGGATAGGATTGGTAAGTGAACTCCACTTGGTAAATCTTTTACTGATAGGGTCAAGACTTCTGTAAGCAAACTGGTAGGTCCCGGTAAGGAGTGTTCCTCCACTTCCTGGAGATGCATTAATAGTTCCATTAGCTCCTCTCCTCAACAGTGAAATATCATACTCAGTAAGAAAGTTAGCTGAATATGGAGAAGGTATCTCACACTTCAGGAATCTGATTTCATTATAGTCATCAGTGAAGTATAAAATGTCTGTTTCGTTCTCAGGATAATTAACAGCGTCTATTACTCTGTCGTCAGTAAGGTATGGAGGGTTGGTGATGCCAAGATAGCTCTCAATGATCTGTTGTTCGAACAGTTCATAGAGGTCATCTGTTTCGGTATTATAGCACCAGATTTTAATAGTTGTAGCAGCACCTGTTTCAGACTCTCCAAAGATTGGAGTAGACTCTGCTGTGAATATTGTAAGACAGTTGTACTGGCTACCTCCTATAAGGTATTTGTTCTTGAACACTCCCGTACATACAGCACTTGAGTTGTTGAGTATCTGCTTGACATTTGTAGTGCCACTTATGTTTTGTAGAGAAGTGTATTTACCTGATCCGACAAGTTCCAGATTATAGGCAGCGAAGTATTGCTCGATCCCTATCTTGGATTTATCTGTGTCAGTGTTACGGCCTTTTACGAAAAAATTTGCTGTCTCTTTGTTCAAAACGTACTTCTGTTGAAGTTAGGGATCATTGAGTTCATGATCTTTGCAATAGTCTTTGCCTTGTCGTTATTAAGTGATGAAGATTTCTTTGCAGCTCTTGCTATATCACAAGCTCTGAGCCACATACTTTCTGCTAATTGTATCTTGCTTTGGTTATCATCATCTTTCATTGCCTTACAAAAGCGGATGTAGTAAACACATGCTTGTTTCTCATCTTCGCGTATCTGTGGCATACCATCGTTGTCAACTGGATATGCGTAGTATCTTAGTTTTACTTTGGCGACTGAAGTAGCATTGGTTCCAAGGATAATGTTGAATCTGTCTTCCGAAACATCTACCGTTGTATAGGTAATAATTTGCGTACCTTCGGAATTCGTTGTAACAGTTCTTGTCTCTGTGTTAGGGTAAATTCTTTTATTCCCTGCTCTGAATGTATGAGGTATCAGATTCCCGGAAGAGTCGTAACAGGCCAGTTCGTATACTTTACGGCAATTGTCCGGCTTACGTACCAGTAAGTTCTTGGGAGTTAATTCACAAACAACAATCTCGTCTTCACTCATCCCCATTTGTGATAATGCACTGGCAACCCATTGTCTTGCAATAAGCCGGTCAGCGTCTGTTACATTGGAGGTAACTGTCATAGCCTCTGCTACTACCTCATCTATAGAGAAATATTGCATTATTGTTCAGTTTGGGGCCTTGCTATTTCCTGGTGGTATACAGGAGTTTTTTCGTCGATGCCATCATTTGTTCCATCAGCCTGTGTTCCATAGAGTTCTAGTTTCCCTCTTGAAACAACTTGGTCGATAAGAGATGGTAATACTAAATCAGATACAAGCACTTCATCAGTATCGTTGAGTGCGAGCAGATCTTGCTTGGGTACATAGTACACGTTGATCTTATCAAATGGAATGTCAACTTCCTTTAAACCCTCTATGAATATTCGTTTGCCTTGTCTTGAATAAACAAGATTATTGACAGTGGGTTTTGCGTATCTGAGCAGATGAATGTAATCCAGAGTTTCTGTTGATGCTCTTAAAACTTGATCACCCTCTGAAGTAACAACTCTTACAATACCCATATCTTTATTGATTGTAAGAACTTCATCATCCAGTTCGAAGTATATTCTTTTCTGGCAGTCATCTTCACAATCTGTGTCTTCTGTATCGCCTGCTTCACATGCAGCTCTCTTAACGTAGACAGAAGGAATCATCTCTCCTCTGGCAATCTTGGAATTGATTTCAGTTGTGACCAGTTCATTCAAATGATAGCTCGCCCAGAAAGCAAGTTGTCTTTGATCCAGTTCTGTTTCATCACTTGGTGATGCTTGCAGTAGTTGCAATTCACAGTCTGATATTATTTGTGCTTTAGTAATCATTTGCCGATGATGTGAAACTCAAAAGTATTTTTTGGTAAACTGGAGTCGTGGATAGTATGAGTGCTTTTGTAAAATCGGTTGATGTCGTTCTCGATGTACTTGCCTTTCATTGTATCGACAAGCATCTTGCCCATTATTGAGAGGTTATCAGCGTCATGCCTGCTTGAGTAAAAAATAAAAACCGAGAATTCTTTAAGAGGTTTAACCTTAGCTTGAATAAGGAGTACATCAAATATTTTGCTCCACTTTACTTTTAATCCGGCACGTACACTCCAATGTCTAGCTTCGTAGAATTCGTTAGTGCTTGCAATTTTTCCATTGTAAACTATCTTATAGTGTTTGCTATAAAATCCGAAAGTAAACAACAGGTTTAGAAACCTTCTGGCTAATTCACTCATTGAGCTATTTGTAATCCTGACAATCTTACGTCTTGTTGAAGCTCCTCATCCCTCACAGAAATTCCAGCAGCTTTAACAGCAAGTGCTATAGCATTGTACATTTCGTAATCACCAAACTCACACTCTGTACTAAGGTCACTTTCAGTTAGAACTCTAGGTTTTTTAATGATATTAATGGTTAGAGTTTTAGTATTATCTGTAGGGTAAAATTGTAGCCCGTTAGCTATGTAAGTGTATCTTGCCTGACTAATTGTGGGCTGTTTAAAAACATTATTTGAGAATGCCCATAAGTTATTCTGCCGGATATACTTCACAGGTTTGATCACACCGTTGTATGTGAGGCCAATACTTCCGATTCTGAAGTAAGAAGCGTTGGGGTCACTAGTCGCTGTTTGTAATGCAGCGTTAAGGACTGTATCAGTTACGATTCCTGAAGAGTCCATTGTCGTGGTAACATTCCACACCAATGGTTGGATATTGGCAGTTGCGTTAGTGTCAAACTCATAGTTAACAGATCCACCTTCGCTATCGGGAAATAGTCTGTTGAGTTGTTCATTGATTCCTATATTCAGGAAGTCAACACACTCAGAGTCTTCAATCTCCGGGCTGCCATATTTATCAAGCAGAATCTGGAATATGTCAACTGCTTTGCTGAGTAACATTAGAACATTCCTCCTCTTCCTACTTTTGCTATTAAGGTTACTCCACTGCCTAGCCCTGTCGACCATATCTTCTTGACCATTAGATCAGAGGTTTGTCCTTGAGCTAAGTAGATTGGTACTTTATAAGTTGAGGTTAGATCTGGAGCATCCACAGGTGTTACATACACAAGGCCACTTGTTCCATAGTTATGTGGGTAGCAGAATGCATATTGATTAGTTGCGTTCGCTGGATCGTCTAGGATACTTCCATTGTCAGAAGTAGTAATTATAAACGCATCTGATGCTTGTAATGAAGGTAGGGCTTTCTTTGCCATTTAGAGTTGTTTAGAGTTATTTGTCAATAATCATGCTAAATTCTTCAGGATCTCCAGAGCATCTTCTTCACTAGGTATTCTGGCAATGTGCAGATCATAACCAGTGTCGCAGTCCTTGATATATTCTCTGGTTCTTATATAAATAGCAGGCATATCGAATCCTGGGTCAATTGCTGCGATGTATTTGTCTGTGGTTGTTTCGAAATCTATATCCTGAAATTTTCTCATGATACGTAGGTGTCTGAAGCTGATATTAATGTTGCTAAATCTGAAGTTGTGTATTTACCTGTTGCGGTGTAATAGAATGAGCTATTAATTGCCTGTTGGAGTGTTCCAGCATTATCCAAAACCCCTAATCTTACAAATCTTGCCACTGTTCCGGTAGATGCCACTGTATCAGTATCTAAGGCGGTTGCACCTTTTAGAAGAATTTGTGCAGTCCCATTTCTTGCTACCCCATACACTGTGTTATCATTAAATTTAGTATCAGTAGAATCATTGGATAGTGTAGTGTCATTGACACGCCTGCTTAGTTGACTTGTACTGGTTTGTAATAGAGCATAAGTATTAGTTTGTATTGCTCCAAAAAGATACACTTGTGTACCTGCGGAAGTACTGTTTGTTTTTACTTTGACAATTGTAAAGCAGTCGTTTTGACTCATCTTAGCATTGGCAATTGAGGTTTGCCATGCATAAGTCCAATAAGCTGATGTACTAGTCGTAGAGATAGAATCATCGACAGTATACCCACCAGAAGATCTTGTCATACTGCTTCTGAAAGTGAAGTCTACAAAGATGTTATTAACAATAGATGCCTTAAACATATGTATGTTTTCATACTCCCATAATGTGTTACCTACAGCAGTATAAAATGCATCTATTTTGTTTTTATATGTTGAACTAACATCCTCATACATACAACTTATTATAGATCTAGCCCATTTGCTATATGATGTGTAATTGTGCCATCTTGCTATGCCAGCACCTTCGTAGTTATTACCTGTTTGATTTGGGTGAAGGTTGTCTGCACCATAACCACCAGCTCCTACCATAGAGGCCATTTGCCAGACTATGTGTATATCAGCATTGCTTATGGCATTTGTTAGTATTCTATCCCTTACCTGAGAAATCCTATCTGTAATAACACTTACTTCCGATCTTCCTATCAGAGATACAAGTATTTTAGTTCCAGGATAGTTAGTAGTCAACCAAGTAAAATAACTGTCTATGTCTGACAGCACTGTAGCTATAGGGCTTGTAGCTTCTGATTGTCTTGCATCATTGATACCTAATCCTACAACGATATGTTTTGGACGACTCACACCAACTGCTGAGAGAGCATTAGTCATCTTAGTTTGAAAGTCAGCTCTTAGAGTTCCTGTCGCTGACCAGTTGTTAGTATCACCATCTGGACTAAAGTTGGAACCTGATGAACCACACGGAACATTTACTGGAATATATGAGGGGAAGTAGGTCATGTAAGTATTACAGAACTGAGGAATAGGTGTTCCCCCTCCTGATACTACATTATAAACATCTGACGAACCTATTGTAGTAATTTGTCCTAGAGTAGCATTCCATTGCTTTCCTGTTGTTGTGGGGCCGGGACCTGTAGAGTTGTTACTTCCTTGCTGAGTAGAGTCTCCTGTCCACCCAAACACTTGTTGACCTGATGCACTGGTAAAGTCTCTTATCTGCGAAGCTGAACTGGTAGATGCAGATCCGGAACCCGCTGAGTTTACTCCAACTACAGAGACAGTTATATCCTGACCATCGTCTGCATCTACCAGAACGTAAGTGCTATTGGTTGCTGAGGATATGTTTGACCCACCTCTTTTCCATTGATAGGTATAAGACGTTGGATTATTGCTCCATGTTCCAGTTGATGAGGTAAGAGTCTGACCTATTTGCAGAGTACCTGATATACTTGGTGCTACACTATTGACCGGCACTCCTTCTACACTTATTGTATTTGAGTTAGCCGATGTTGAACCGATTGCATTAGTGGCAGTCACAACGCAGATCACAGACGTTCCTCCATCAGCAGTAACAAGTAGGTAGGTATTGTTTGTAGCACCAGGAATATTTGAGCCATTTCTCTTCCACTGATAAGTGTAGGATGTAGGGGTATTCGACCAAGTGCCATCTGTTGTGCTTAGTGTCTGTCCTACTCTTGCTGTACCTGTTACAGCGGGGGCAACTGTATTGGATGGAGCCGATGAAGGTCCACTTGATGCTGTTCGTTTTCCAATAACGTTCCCTATTGTATTGATCATATTGAAGTCATGTATGTATTTAGAGAGGTGTAAAAGGAAGATTGGTTTATTGAAGAGTTGCCAAAGAATGCAACTGATAATTTCCAGCTTGAGAGTCCTGGCAGATCCAGTGAGCCATCGTTATTACGACCTAATAAATAAACACTTACAAGAGGCATACCTGTTGATGTATTTGTGAATGTGCTGACTGAAGAACCATCTACATATTGTGAACCTGCCGCACTTGATGTACGATCCACTGAGTACATCTTCTGGTTTCCAAACGAAGCTGTTCCTGTGAAGAAGTTAACTGGTGTTGCTGCACCACTTTGATTTAGCCTGCTGCCAATGTTACCGGATGCAGAATCTGATAACAGAAATTGTCTTGTATTGGCTGAAGAGTTAACTCCTATCGCTGTTCTTGCAACAGCTCCACCATCACCACCGGTATGAAACCATACACCCAGACTCGCATTGTTTTGCTGGAATTTTACAGCGTCTGTGTTAGGAGTCCAGTTTGTATTGAGATATGATGTGCTTCCGTTAGTACTGAATCCTTGGTTGCTGTTAAAAGTTGGCGAGTTTACTTTGGTTGACTGGAAAGATGATGGTGTGATCCAGTTTATTGTTGCAAAGTCACTATCACCATTTGTTCCAAATATGTACAGTACATCAAGATTGCTCCAAATGTTGTTAGCCACCAGAGATGTAACTAAGTTGTTTTGAAGTACCTGTTGTGATGTACTTGGTAAAGAATATCCTGAAGCAAAACCTTTTGCGAGGATGGCTTTATAATATGGATGAAATCCTGTTTGGAGTATCCCTATCTGCGCTAACCTCATGCTGTCAGATCTCCTTGAACATACCACTCATCAGTGCCTATCTTTACTAGAGAAACTCCTGAGTATTGGGCACCGAGTTTTAAAAATCCTGATCGGCTTCGAAGTGTGACACCTGCACCTGCTACGATGGTAGTTTGACCAGCTCCATATTGTGACACCAGTATTTGTGTTCCAATAGAAAAGGCAACTGAGGAGTTAGGGGGAACAGTTAGGTTATTAGCGGAACCAACATTCATCTCCACCATTTTAGATGCATCTCCAAGAACAAGAGTGTAGTTACCTGTTTGCCTGTTGGTGGTAACAAGTGCATCTAGTTTTGCATCAAGGCTTGTTTGAAGATTTGTAACAGTGCCTATTGGTATTGAACCAAATCCCAAAGATGTCCCTGCGCTGTTGACTCTTAATACTTGGTCGGCAGTTCCTGTGATGTCTGCTTGAACTCCCGAGCTATTTACAGATCTACCAACAACAGATAATCCTGCTCCGTTTGTGAATCGCGAGTAAGCGAGTGTACCTGACCAGGCTAATGTTAAATTCTGGGCAGCTATGCTTCCTGTAATGTTAGTGTCGTTAGTAACAGCCTGAACTACGTTAGAGTTAAGTCTTCCAGCCGCAAGAGTTCCCGTCCAACCCAGAGTTAAAGAAGTAGCTGCTACAAGAGATGATGAAGGTGATCCACCAAGAGTCAATGTCACGTTAGTGTCATCCGTCTTAGTGAGTGCAGCAGCGGTCATTCCATAACCGGCGTATGTTGTTGGGGTGGATGTTATCTTGGTCCAGTCAACATCTGAAATGTTAGCATCTCCAAGCATTCCAACACTAAGAGTTGTTGCAGTAAGACTAAGCGTAGAATCAATGGACAACCAATCTACTGTGCTGCCCGAGTCATCCCAAAACACCAATCTGTCAGCTCCCGGATCTGATAGGCTTACTCCTGTTCCTCCTTTTGCAAGTGAGATATTAGTAGCGTTCCATGTTCCGGTTCCTATTGTTCCGAGAGTTGTGATCGAGGTTTGTCCTACATATGTTGCAGCAATGTCTATTACAGGTGTTGTGCCTCCTGTGGAAGTAATACGATTTGCTGTACCGCTTACACTGGTAACAGTTCCGGTTCCCGCTGTTGTGAATTCAAGCCCTGTTTCACCTGCATTTACACGAACGACTTTTAACGCTTGTCCTGCATACGATGCTGGCACATCAGTAAGAGAGGTGAAAGCAGAAGCTCCTCCGGCAGCGGCAGCCCAAACATAATTTGCTCCGTCGTATTTTAGATAAGTATTAGCACCAGGAGCTGCGGCAGGAAGTGTGATTGTATAATCAGCAGCCATTACACCGGATGCACGAATACCTACGTAATTTGTAGATCCGGTTTCAAATAATTTTAGAGTTGCCTGATTTAGAACACTGACTTGTCCGGTAGATAGAGTTGCTACTCCTGTGATGTTATCAGAATCATCGATGATAATTCCTGAGTTCTGAATTGAGTCAGCGGCTGTACCGTTCCATCTTACAAGTGCATTGTCTGTTGAAGGGGCAACGCCTGATACGTTTCCTGGTGGTGTAGGGTCTTGCCATTGAGGCACACCTGATACGCTTGTAAGGACCTGACCATCTGATCCTCCTGGAAGTTGGCTTGCTATGTTGCCAGCATCTCCTACCCAAATAGCGTTCAAAGCTAATGATCTACTTTGCTTTGCATCTAACTGAGTTTGTAGTGGAGATGTCACTCCGGCCAGATAAGATAGTTCTGTTGGAGTTATTGTACCATTTAGACCGTCCAGGAGATTTAAATCATCTGCCGAAGCAAATACATCTGAGACGTATGATAACGTTAATGTTTGCCAACCTGCGTCGTAGTCGGTACCACTGTTCTTTAGTAAAAACTGATTTGCACTGCCGCCAGATGGAAGTCCATTACTTACTCCTGTGGACCATGCTGGCATTCCTGAGACAATAGTAAGAACTTCCCCCTCTGCTCCTATCGGAAGGTTAGTATAAACGCCACCTGATTGATACAGTATATCTCCGTCTGTTGGAGATGAGAGACTTACTGTTGGTTTGGAATCTAGTTGTGTTTGGATATTTGACGTTACTCCTAACAGATAGCCAATCTCAGTAGAACTAATTGTTGATACTGCTACTTTGCCAGACCCATTAGAGATAAGCGCCTTTCCAACAGTTAAGTTTGAACTTGTGATGGTAGTAGCTGCTCCGGTGATTGTAGCTTGCTTAGTGTTGATCTGGGTTTGTACGTCAGAGGTTAATGCTGATAAGTAACCTATCTGAGTTGCAGTCGTTGCTGATGCAGTTAGAAAACCAGAACCATCTGATACAATTGCTTTAGATGCTGTTATTGTTGCAAGCTTTGATAATGCGATAGCTGCTGATGCGGAAATGTCAGCGTTCACTATCACTCCTGTGGCTATAGCTGCGACACCTGCGTTTGAAAGTGTAATGTCTCCCGATACAGCAACACCTGTAGCTACGTTGCTTCCATTCCCAACAAAGATATTAGCAGATGAAAGTGTTGTGCTTAAAGGCGTGCCTGAGATTTTGGTTACCTCGCCAGTTGAAGGATTGATTGTCAACAAATCATGACCAGCGCCAGATGCAATTGTACCTTTAAGAATCAGACCACCACGTATAACTTTTTTGCCCATTTATGAATGAATGAGATAATATTTTCCTTCTACCGTCCAGTTGTTGGAAGTAGCTGTTGCCAGTAATCTTATATTTCCAGAATTGTAATCAACAGACAGCGTTACATCTGATGTGTCTCCTATGTCTTCAGTACAATCTTCCGAGTAAACAACTGATGAACCGTTACTAAGCCAGGATGCTATCACAACTCCAGATCGCTGATTAACTCCATTTCGTATTGTGTAGTGGAATATTGCTCCGTAGTCGTCAGTAACAGGAATAGAAACAACAGTTTCAGTTCCGGTATCAACATCCGTGTTTTCGAATGGAGTACCATCACTATAAGTATTGTTGTTTGTAATTGTAGTTGTTCCACCAACGTTGATGTTAGGTCTGTTGACTGTACCTAATGTTGGGGCTATAGGGAAGTCGTTAATGTCTGCAAGCTCTATCAGACAATACCATATCTTCTCCCGTTGTTCCTGAGTCAGATAAGCATCATAGTCCAATGCCCGAAGCCAGTAGAAAATCTTAGAACCCTGAGCAATTTCAGCCTGAACCTTTTTTAGATTCTGCTTCTGAGCTGTTGAGTAAGCAAGATCAAGAAGTTTTGTCCTGCTGGCATATTGTACACTTGATTGAGTAGCTTGTAACATTAACAGTCAATGAATCTGCTTGCGATACGTCTGCAAATTGTTTCTCCTTTAACTACTTCTGTTCGTTCGTCTGCTACTAGTGCGCCATTGAGCCAGAAGGAGAATATTTGATAATCATAAATGGTTTCGTTTTCGTCACAATCACTGCATGAACAGTTCTCCCCTATCATGTTGCTGTAAGCGTACTCTGAGTTAGGGGTGAGCACACGTTGGTAGATAAGTGAAGTGATATTTAAGGATTCATTTGTCTCTGTGAGATTTGCAGCGAGGGCGGCAGGGTCTGTGATTACTTCCCAGTAAGTTGTATTGCTAAGAGCGTTGCCAACGTTACCATTTTGTTTTGAGCGATACACTGTGTTATCATTATCGTAGACTGCGTCGTAGATTGCATAAGTCGTACCTCCTGCGTATGCAGGGATTGCTACATAGTAAAATTTAAACCAGCCATCTTCTGAAATGTCAAAATCCCAGGATGTTACAGTTTGAGGATCACTTGTATTGGAGGTTAGTGTAAGAGTTGTTGCTGTGTTATCAGCAGTCATTTTGTATCCGTCAGCAAAAACCCGAAGAGCTGCACGGGATGGATTACTTCCTCCGTAGGTAGTATCGTCATTGAGTGTGCCTGTAAGCCGGTCTGAACTTATATCTACTGATAGAGTTACATCAAGAGCCATTAATCAATTTGTCTTTTAATTGTGTCAATCATTTTGTGAAGACTGTCAGCATAGTTAGGATCAGTTGCATATCCGGCTTTTGCTATTTCAGTAGCAAACCTATAAGGATCACTTCTGTATATCAGTGCTATGTTGTATCTGCTGTTCTTTAAAAAGAAGTTGGCGTGGTCAGTAAATGATCCTTCAGGCGTGTCATACTTTCTGAAATAATCTTTAACTACATAGTGGTAAAGCTTCTTAGCTGCATCCCAGGTAACTGAGATGATTTGAGGGAAATTCTTTTTATCAGTTGGTAGATATTCACTTGTAGTTAAAAGCTGTTCATTACCATTTATTCCATCAGTATCTTTCACACCGAAGAAAAGATTACCAGGAGTTGACTTACCCCACCCTGTTTCCAATGCAGCTTGTGCAAGAATAAACAGAGCAGAGATGCCTGTTTTGATCTCTGTCTGTTTTGCAAAAGGGAGGTATTTAGTAACGAATTCTTTAGGAGTCACTACTTCTTGATTTGCTCTATCATATAGCCAGGTGCGCGGCCCTGATCTTTACCTGATCCTGCTTTTGATAAAGCTTTTGCAGATGCGTACTCTGTTTCTCTTGCTGATCCTTTAGGGAATTCTGTGTTGCAAGAAGAGTACTTGGTGTAGTTAGTATTTGCCATAGTTAAGAAAAAAGAGCAACCCAAGGTTGTCAGGTTGCTCTATGTTTGGTTTAGGTTTATTATTTCTTTTTAAGTTGTTTGGTTGTAGTTGGCTTTGATTTCAGATTCACTTTCTCCTGAAGGGCTTCGAATCTATCTTTATCATCAACCAGCGTTTTAACAGCTCCATCCTCGTCTGTTCCGAGTAAAGTATTACCCCAGTAAATAAGAGGGTCTTTCAATGTAAGTATGTTGTCAGCGATACCTTTCCGGATCAATGCCCGTACAAGTCTGTCACCTGAGTTGAGAACTTCGAAGTAATCGTTAGGTCGTTTACCAGCCCACTCTACCACTTTGTGTCTCATTGTTTTATCAGGTTCACCGTGGAAAGCAATTCCAATAGCTGCTACTTCGAGCAATGTTTGTGAATCAATTTCACCTGCACTCAATTGAGCCTTTGATCTGTTAAGGGTTGCTTCAAGTGCTACTTCAGCGTCAGCCTCAGTATTCATCAACCGATACTTAACATCAATTTGTTTTTTGTCTCCGTGCTCATCGATGATGTACTTTCCATTCGGAGATCCTTCACACCAGGGACTGTTGGCAATGAAATCATACATTGTTTTGTTGTAGATGTCACAGTCAGTTTCGTTTACTACAAAGGCGTTGTGAGATTGGCTAAGTGTAAAATACTTTCCTTTATCTCTGCCTCTGTCGTCTTTCGATACTACATATTGAACAACTACACCTGTTTTACCGAAAACTCCGGCTTTGTCAGTGTATGATCCAAAACTTATGGAACCGATGTTAGGTCTGATGTAACCGTCGGGATCTACCCGTTGGGCTACTTCAGGCAATAAAACAAAATGTGAATACTTTAGAGTATTAAATGGTTTCTTCATAAAATTTTAGTTTAAATGAACTCCCCGTTTTTAGCAGGGAGATCTAGAGTTATTAGCTATTAGCGTAAAGCAAACCAAGTCGGTTAGGGAGATACACCACTGGCATAAACTCAGTAAGCAGAGCACCTTCGATACCATCGAATTTGTTTGCTGCTTCCAGACCTGGAGAAGGCATACCAGGGATCATCTTCTGGATCATCTTGGCACCGTTACGATACTTCAACTGAATGTTAGTACCATTCTCTGTTTGAGAGAAGTCCAATATCAATGCAAGGTTTCTGTAGTCTTTTACTGTAGAGCTTGCTGTAACAGTAGGAACGATTGACGTATCGGAGAACAACTCGTATTTACCGAAGTGAACTTTCTTGCCAAGGATTTCGTAAGATTGAAATCCAAGACCTGCGATAGATGCTGGTTTCTCGCTGTTAGGGATTGATCTGTAACGATCTGCCAGAGCGTGCTGAGTGTCTGCGAGTATTTGAGTACCACAGAGAGCAACAAGCTCGTTTGAACCTTGCTGATCAGAAAGTTGAGTTAACAAGTTAGACCAGTCAGCTTCCTGTACACCTACTGCACTCGAGAACGTTGAAGTCACACCTGAACCAGTTGCGTACTCCATCAAACCTCTTGAAAGGTTTGCACCCTGAAGAGAAGTTGATTTGAAACGTTTGCCAAAGATCAGCGTAGCTTCAAGATCTCTCATGATCTCGCGATGTTCGAAATCCTCCTGAGCGAAGTACCAGTCTTTTCCACCTGGAGCATCTACCCATTTTTTAGATTTCATTGCACTACGGGTGATCTTGAAATCTCTGCGGAGTACAGTTGTTACGTTGTAGTCTGAATCTGGCAGATAGTTTCTGTAACCACCAGCACCTGTAGAGCCTTCACCATACATAGAACCAACATGTCCGATGTGCATGTTTGCAAGGATCAATGAAGTTGACCAGTTGCCACCACCAGAACGAACCATGTCGATAGTTTGAACTGTTCCACCTGAGTTGGATACTGCTGTGATGCGGCCAATTTCTTCGGACTCAGCAACACGTACTGTATCGCCTACCAGGAAGTAACCTAAGTTACCAGAGGCTGAATCGTAAGTGGTATCAAGTACGCAAGTAACTGTAGCGGTTGTGCCGTTAGAGATAGAAGATACTGTTGCGCTTTTACGTGTACGACCCATTATGTTCCAGGAGATAGTGTCGTTGTCTATCTCACCTGTTGCTCCTATTTTGTCAAGGAGTGACGTTAAGTAATATTCCAGTTATGTTATCCTACAGGCTTTTTATCCTATAGTTCTATATCTTGTATTTGATATAGGTCGGCATATATTTTGAACTGCGATTGAAGGTATTCTTCAAAAGAGTCCTCGGACACTCGTGGAGATGTTATATTCTCAGAAGGGAGTTTGTTTCCTTTACTCCTGTTTTGCACCATTGGTAAAATCTGTAGATTCCACCAAACATGGAGACCACAACAAACATCGTTTTTCAAGGGGTATATGTGATCAACCTCAAAACGTTCACCTGTTAATGAAGTTAACTTTGCTGCTAACTCATGCATCCTAGTAACTTTAATACTATGATCTTCATCAAACCAATCAGGAATAGCATCCTTCTTGGTAGCACGTCTTTTAGAGACGTACTGTATAATTCTAGGGTTAGAGTAATCCTTGTTTAGTTTGTTCCAGTTTCTCATGTAAGAATTGTATTTTTCTCTATTCTTACGTTGCCAAGCCTCATGATTTGCATTTAATTTGGCCTGTTCAACTGGGTCCATCCATCGTTTTCTATTCACATCATTATCAATGCAATACTGCTTTCTACATGTTTTACACTGGTTGTGATAACCATCTGGTCTGCTTTTATTTTTATTAAACGACTCAAATGGTTGAACGATTTTGCAAGATGAACATTTCTTCATTTTCTGAGTTTCAATCTCTATGCTCTACGGTACTAAACGCATTTTAGAGTGTTTAGTTACCTCGGTATTGGCTCTAGTAACATTAGCTTTCAAAGAACGTCTTTTTACTTGCTACTAGAATTTTCAGCTTCCACCGATTTTGCCCGAAGTTTACTCCCTAGTCACCTAGAGAGGCCCCGATACTAATAAGGGTACTTAATAATAAGTGCTGAAAGCACATCTGGCTTTTCGAGTCCATTGTTAAAAATGTGACCTTCAAGTAAGCCTGTTGAATTGTAGGTTGTCCCACCAGCCACTGCGGTGGTAGGAATTTGTATACCGGGAACCGGTCCTGCGCCTGCCATTTAATTGATTGTTTTTTTTGGTTTGTTAAGAATTTTCTTTACAAGCCATTTCTGTTGATGTTTGAGAAGTGATGTTGAAGTTTTTCTGCGGGTGTGAGAATTTTCTTTTTAGGATCTTCAGGCACTGGTGCCGATCCTGGAGAGTTGATTTGAGCGTTTTGTACTTTGTCAAGCAACTCTTTTTTCGCTTCTACTTTCGAGCTTTGTGCTTTGAACTTTACCATCTTCTCTGCGTATTCAGCGGCAGCGACTGTTCGTGCTACTGCTTTCATGTCAGCTCCTGATCTTACAAGGGCATCGTACTCAACTCCTAAATGCTTTTTAGTAAGTTTAGAGTTGTTGATACCTTCGTAGATTTCAGTAGAGTGTTTAGGTTCAAACTTGATCCCATAGTTTTCAAATGGTAAAAGTTCCTGGAGGTTTCGTGCGGCATTGCTGAGGGCTTTGTCCGATTCAACTCTTCGTTGTTCGGCTTGCTGTCTCATTTGTGCCTGACGTTGTCTCTGAATCTGGGTGTAACTGTTTGCTACCTGAGCGCCTAGTTGTTCGCGAACTATGTAGGGTACTGCTTCAAGGTCTGCATCAGCTTTTGCCTGATCGAACTTACCGTCTGTAAAGTACTTTGGATTTCTTACTGCTGTCTTGTCGAATTCATCCTCGTATAGTTGGATAAGCTGTTCAGAGGTTAACTTTGTATAATCTACAAGCTGCTCTGCTAAATAACTTTTCCAATCAACACCGTTCTTTGCAACTTCAATTGCCTCTTTAAAATCATCAGAAATCCCTGATAAGGGGGCTTGTTCTAATTGTTTTAATTTGGATTTTAGTTCTGAAACCTTTGTTACAATGTCATCTTCACTTTCAACTTTGTCCAACTCTAAGGCACTGCCTATCTTGCTGAAACTAAATTTTGGTGCTTCGACTTTTTGTTCTGCGGTTTCATCAGCATCCCATATACTCACCTGTTGATCTGCCTGGGTAGGCGTTTCTGCTGGTGTTTCTTTGGGTTGTTCCTTCGGAGCCTCTACAGCAACTTGCTTGGGTGGCTCTTCAGTGGGGGTAACACTGTTACTCGTTTCCTCTATTGGAACTGCTACTGGTGGTTGTGTTTGAGAACGATTTTTCTCAGCCCATTCTTTGAGGGCTGCGTTAGGACTTTCTAAAGACATTAGGTTTAAATTAGATAGTTTAGTATGTACAACAATTGTGCCACTCTAGAGTTTCACGTGGATCATTCTAGAGTTATTGGCCTAGAAGTTTTAGCTTAGATTCATTTAACTTAGTACGGCTGGTGACCAGAGTTTTTTGAAGGTTACCCTGGTTCTTCATCTGCTGAAGGGCCGTAGGTGAATTCTGCATCTGGAACTGGAGTTGTTGTTGTTGCAAATCCATTTGCTGCTGCTGGTTCTGCTGCTCCTGCTCCATCTGTGCCTGTTCCTGAGTCTTCTGAAGTCTTCTGCGTTGCAATCTCAGTCTTTGGAATTTGCGTACAGCTACTGTGATGTCTTGTTCGAGCATGATTTCCAAGGCGTAGTCAATGAACTCAGGATCAACCTGAATAACAATCGACAGCATTTGTTCCAGCTTCTGGCGATCTATTGTGCTTGGTGGTAAGCTTTCTACGACAACATCAAATGAATCAAGGCTGATGTCAATATTATCCTTTAAAAAGTCTACACCTACATCACCAATAATAGGTGCAAATTTTTCTTTTGCTGCCCATGCGACCTTCACAAGTTTTGCCTGATGGTTTAGTACTCTTGAGCAGAATCGTTCGAAACCTTTGAAGTAAGGAGCTGTGATAAGATTGCTTTGGAATAGTACAGCCTGAGTATTGCCTACAGCTTGTGAGCCGGTAGTAAGCTGCCCCTGACGTTCTGCGTTCACACCAGAGATGTTATCTATTTGCCGGTCGAAGTATTCAATAAGGTTAATAGCCTGACCGATAGATTCGGAGAGACTGAGATCATAGTCTTTGAACAAATTCATCCCTGAGCCTAGCTGATACTCTTTGGAATTTACCCATGCAATACCGTCTGCTTTGATATAGCGGGTTACTGATTCCCTGGTCATTCCATTAGGCATCATCGCTTCATCGAAGACTATCACTTTACCTACAGCCCTTGCCATTTGTATCTGAAGCTGATAAAGTGCAATGTCTTTTAGTAATTGAAGACCTGTGAGCTGTTCAACAATTGATGTTGATTTACCTAACAGAAACTCAGGAATCCATACCTTGTATGGCGCTTCTGATATTTCCAGTGAGTCGAGATCACGGGCCTGATTAGGACACTCCCCCCATTCACGTAAGAACTTCCCTCCTATGATGGTTCCCTGTCTCCAGCATTCAATTTTATTGTAGATGATCTTGTCCTCATCTCTTTTACGAACCTCTTTGTCTGTTACGTCCTGAAGGTGCTCAGTATCGTATTCTTCTTTACGTTCGTACTTATGAGCTAATGTTTTGTAGTCTCTCCAGCAAGCTTTTATAACCAGGCATCTTGGAGTTCCATCAACAGCTTTGAACCATTTTAGAACCTGTCCTGGCATACATCCCCATCCTGGGTCTTGTGTTCCTCTGTTGTCTACCCCCATTCCAAGGAAAGACTGGTAGGTGTTGTAAGATTCCTGAAGTTCTTCTTCAGTCAAACCGTAACGTTCAGCCGCAACTGAAAGTGGTATGTAGTCTACTTCACCAAAATAGGTGGAGTCACTGAGCATATCATCTGTTGAGTTTGGATCGTAGATAAACCTCATTGGATCTACGTGTCGGGATTGAGGAATGCCTTTGATTATTTCATCCTTCACAACCATTATGTTGGCTATGAGAACATCAATAAACAGTCTCTTACGTGCTTCGTCCCAGTGACTTCTTTTGGCAATCCATTTTAATGCTCCTTCTAGAATTAAAACGTTCTTGTCTTTCCAGGTGAGGTCTATGTATTCTCTTAACTCTTCGTCAGATTGAGGTACATATTCAGGGTACTCCATCGACAGGCCAGTCTCCTGTTCAACATATTGTGCAAGGGATTGAAGTTTTCGTTTTACTCTGAGACGTTCTCTTTCTTCAAGCTTTCTTGATTGTGCCTCGCTGTTGATTGCTCTGGCTTTAATCAGATAGCCTCGTTCTTCAAGCTCTCCTATGAGAGATCTCATTCTGGTTTTAACAGAGTTCTGAGTAGTCCAGATACCAGGCATTGCTGATCCATCGGGGGCTGTTTGTAAGTAACCAGTGAGATCGTTACCTGTACCGTCCTGATAGAAGGAGTAGAGAACTTTTAATCTGTTGTAGTTAGTAGTCCAGTTGTCGGTGAATGAGTTGCTGACAATAGCCCTAACCCATTTATCGTAATATTCTGAATTCTTCTTTTCCTTATCCGGAACGGCAATGCTTGGAAAACTGTAGGTAGACATCTAGCGGTTGAAAATTGATTTAGGAATGTTTCTAGAGACTTGTGTAGAGTTAGGATAAACAGGTCTTAGGATTCCTCCTACCCGTTCGAGTTTGTAGTGTGTGATCTTATCCTGATCTGAGGTGAGTTGAACAGATTTCTTATCAGCTTGCAGCATCACCAGTGCGAGGAAGTATGCCATCGCGAGATCATCGTCAGCGTGGTTATCAGAAAATACTTTGCATTGTTCAAGGAACTTTACACTGGGTATGAATGCGCTGAAATTATCGATGTGATCCTCTGCCAGTCCTATTAATTGTTGCTTTCTAGGCTCTGTCATTGTAATGCTGTTCTTCATTTCAAAACCTCCTTTAGCAGTTAGTATTGAGGCTGGAACAAGAGGAAGTAAGTGCGGGTGATGGGTTTTGAAGTAGTTTATCATTCTGGCCCTGTTGTCTTCAACAAGAACTTTTGTATTGTTAAACCATTTTAAAACCATTGCTGCCTGTTCGAAAAATCCATCAAGCTTTTCTGGTCTGTCAACATACTCAACTACTAGTTTAGGAGACTCTGTTCCGAAAGGTTTGGCTAGTACAGCGAGTGCTAAATCAGAAACATCTTTACCTGCTTTCTTTTTCTTATCATCAGAATCCGCAGGGTCTGCTCCAGCCACATACCCATTAACTCTTCTGGGGTCTGGCATTTCATAAACTATAATCTTACCATTAGGATTAGGTACAAAGTCAACCCCTCCATCGTGTTTTGCTCTCATCCATCCAGTGCGTGATTCAGGAGGGTTGCTAAGTATTTTTATTATTTGATCATTTATTAAATGAATATTTCCAACTCCCCCAGAGGTTACTCGATTGAAAGCATCATTTTCACAGAGTGGGTACTTCTGAACAAAAGCGGCCTGGTATGATCTGTTGGTGTTCTTTAATTTGTGTCGCTCGTAAATAATCCATCTTATAGACTCAGTTATAAGATCATTACCGAACTTGTCAACAATCAATCCATTATACCCGTGAAAGACAAAGCGATCTAGTGAGTATGCTTCGTTATTCATGTATAATTCCATTAGGCCTTTGCCGTCAGAGTCTATTGAGCCAACAGTCCCCATGCACAGGGGTATACCAACACGTCTTGTATTAAGTCTCAAACAGTCTTCAGCAAATTGCCATATAGTTAGAAGGTTTGGTATTTTACCAGCCTCATCAATAATCAATTTAGAAAGCGCACTACCTTCGTATGCAGAATCTGTTGGTGCTACTGAAAATATGTAGCTTTGAATTCCTTTCTTTATTCTATTTCCGTTTGCGTCTTTTTCATACCAGGCAAATTCGAGGAAATCTCTTCTGTCAGAAGCACTTGATCTGGGTCTTAGCCACTCAGGTAAATTCTGATAAAGGAATTTCACATGTTTGAACAGTGCCCTAGAATCTTGTTCGCTCTTCGAATTCATGCCAATAGTAAAATAAGGGCGGGTTATGCAGTCATGAAGTGCGTCCCATGATTCAAGCCAGGAATAACCCACACGTCTTCTCTTGTAGCCTACTATTCCTCTCCCTGGATTTTTTTGGATGCTCTCAATCTTTTGAAAATACTCTTCTTGTATAGCTCTGAATTGTGGCAATATTTTTCCTTTCTCGGGGTCGCGCAGCTTTCCGTAATGAAGCCATGAATATCCTTTACCTGATAAGCTATCATACCCATTTATAATTCTTGATATTTCTTGCATTTGAAAATCAAGCTCCTCTCGCTTATCCTTAAATTTTTCTGGATATTTATTAGGGGTATAAATTTTCTTTGATACGAATTTAGGCTTGATAGCAATAGAATTGTAATACGCTACGTCCTTTTCAAGCTCTTCTATCCATTCATTCTCAGGTATTATGCCCGGTATTTCTTCTCTATCTTTCGACATTTAGGCAGCTTTGATTCATTGTAGAAGGCGAATCGCATTCCTTTATATTTATGTTGGTTTCCTTTAGCTACAGAAACACAAATTTTCCGTATTGATTTGTGAATAGTCTCGTCATTGAACAGTTTTGCGGCGGCTTCTCTGGAAGAGCTGAATACCTCGCCAGTGTCTAAACATATGATTGGCTTTTTCTGCCTTTCCACATAATCACTCTTAATTTTATCTGGAACACCATCAGTCTTTAACCACTTCCAAGTACGTCCAATAAGAATAGCATCAACAGCACCATCACCAATACCGATCATTCTAGATATTTCTGCGTTGCTGTATTTTTTCGTAGCGGCTAATCTTCTGATTTCTGAAACTTGGTCTGGTGTAAGTATTCTAGATTGTTTTTCTGCTGGGCATGAAACATCTATAATAAAATGGTCAGGGTTGACACAATGTTCACAACCACAATTATTATGAAGAACTTCCTTTTTGTCCTTCAGTTTTATATTTTTCAACATTTGAAAAATGGCTCTACCTGCCTGTAATGTTTTGCCATCAATATTGACTTTAGGAAAACCATCACTAAACTGACCAACCCATATCCAACATCCTGTATTAGGCTCATAAGCAATATATTTATCCATGTGGTAGGACAATGATTTGCGCTTATTTTTGGAAAATTCAGCAATCTTTTCGGGCGGGTGTTTGTAGCCGGTAGCATCGCATTCACCACCATCTTTATAATTAACTAAAATCCCTCCGGTTGTAAGCTTTCCGTATAGAGATATTAGTTCAACTTCTTTAGCCTTGGCTTCCTCTAGAGTTAAGTCATCAAGTAATATTTCCACTGTATACCCATGCTTAGCGACTATATTTTTCCACCGTTTTGTGCGGGTTTCTTTCTCAAATGCTCTTGAATAGAATACTTCATAACTGCCAGCATAAACATGCTGTGATCCTCGTCCAATGTAAAATGGTGTACCTGTATCGTTTCTTAAGTGCCGGTATATGTAAAACCGATCATTATGTTTAGTGTGGATTCTCTTATAAGGCATTTTACTTTAAAACTCTAGAGTTAAATTGAATAATCTAGTAAATACGTAAACTAGGAAAGCCCGGTTACTAGAGTTAGTATCGGGCTGTTCCAAATCACGGAGGGAGAAATTAAGTAAGGTCTACGTACTGCGCGGTGCTTGTTACAGCACTTAGGGCTGCATTAACGGCACTGTAAGGTTTAGGACTGTAGTACTGTCTCTTGTTATAAAAATCATAAATAAGTGTAGACGGTGCTGCTGTTCCGGCTCCTCCGAGTGGAGAAATCTCGCAATCCTGTTCCTGGATGTGGGTTGTAATAGGTGTTGCGGGACTGAATGTTTGCATATTTGCACGAACTAGCTTTCCGTAAGCGAATCTCAGAAGCATTAGGTTTAGGGTTTAGTTAACCCTATTAACTCTACAAGAATCGTTCCAATTAATTGGTTGACTCTAGAAGTAAATCCCAGTTGATTAGTGCTTTAGGGTTAGATACAAACTTCCACCCTGATTCCTCGAATAGTCTGATCCATTCTGAGCTTCTTTTTAAATTGATATGGCCCCAGTAGAAGTCTGCTGCCTGAGCTGTATGATAAGGTGTGCTTGTGAAGTAGAAATGCCTGAACTTCTTCGAAAGCTCAAGGAAATATGATTTCAACCATTCATCAGTCACTGGGAGATGTTCGAATACCTCGATGCTATAAACCAGATCACCTTTAACATCATTTTCCAAAGGTTCTGTTGTTATATCTCCTAGTTGTACCTGGTTAGCAAATACAGGATGGTGTTCCCGGAAGTACTCTACTGAATGAGGGTTGATTTCTATTCCATACCCAACTACTCCTCGTTTTAGAAACTCTACAAGCGTTCCTCCTACTCCGCAGCCAAGTTCCAGTACTGTTTTAGGTCTTACTTTGCTTATTAAGAAATCTACCAGTTCAGTGTGTCCTTTTGCATAATCAGGATTCTCAATAGAGTTTCCGTGGGATAGATTATGGTCGTGGAATTGTTTGGCTGTTGCTGGTTCTGTTATTGGGGTATTAGGGATGTATTTTTTCGTCGAGTTCACAAGCTCCTCAATAATATCGAGCCGGAGTTCGTTTACATTTGAAAGCTTAGGTATTCCTGATAGCTGAGTCTCGTAGTAATGATTGCGTATTTCACTATCACTTATCAGTTCATTAGTGAGTGTTTTTAGTTGTTCACCAGTCTCGAACACACATGCTCCTGATTCAGCGAACTCTGGAAGGTTACTGGCTATTACGGCTGCCCCTGCTAAAGACCCTTCGATTAAAGCTATGTTTGATTTACATCTGTTGAATTTGTCGTCCTTGAGGGGCACCAGCATGATCTCAGGCTTCAACTGCATGAGGTTGTGAAAGTAGGTAGCAACGTCTGAAAACTCATAATATTGAATCTGGTTGCCCGGGAACTCCTTTAGAAACGGAGGATGGAATCCTATAACAGCCAGCTTGTAGCCTGGATTGTCTTTGAGGATTTGTTTGATTGAGTCTTTGTATTCAAGCCAGTCATAGTAGTGAGACCCGCCGCCCCTCATCAGAATGATTTTGTTCCTTTCGAATTCAAGAGGTTCAGTATGGAATATTTTATCATCAACAGCGTTAGGAACAACCTTAATGTTGGCCGAAGGCACCTGCTCCAGCAATGCTTCTTTGAGCGCCTGTGTGGATGCTGTTACTACATCTGCTTGTTTTAAGCACTCCCTCATTACTGCGTGGATCGCATCCCTACAGTAGTATTCGTAGGCAGGATTTGATTCGTTCTTAATGTCGAAGCAGTAGTCATCATAGTCTATGACCACCTTCTTATTGAACTTTTTGCAAGTTTCAATATCAATTACATTAAGCTGAGTTGCTGGACGCTGGAAGAATACAATATCAATGTTATAAAGGTCTGACCATTTTAACTTTTTACCAGATCCTCGGATTACGTCTATACTATCAATACGTTCATAAGGCATTGCTCGATACAGAGCTGTGCCATCAGTACTGTTTGGAATGATTGATAGGAGTTTAGGCTTTCTCATTAATGGTCTCTTCCGATTTGTAAATGAATGTTGAATATGCGTGACATGTGTTACACTGCTTTTGGATTTTCTTTATTCCTGCTGATGAGAATCTGATCTTACTGTTCTTTAAATCTATCGATCCACATTTTGGACATGAGTGTTGTTTATCCTCTCCATGAAGCACACCCGTATGGTAATGTGATTTCATGTAAGGCCTGAGTTTCAAATACACATCCTCAAGAATCTTAACATCGTTTTTACAATAAGCTGTCATGTCTTTAACAGCCTGTTTTTCGCCTTTCAATACCCGGAGCCATAATCCCTTTGATGTCTCAATTTTACCGTCGCCAATAAGATGCTTGGATAAATAATCTAATCTGTTGGAAGTGAAGGCAGCTACTTTTCTAACTTCTGTTAGAGTGTCCAGAACTAGAATACCGGAAGGAAGTGGGTCTAACCCGTGGTATATAAGTCTGGCATTGAACTTTTTCAGGTCGAACTTCTTAACATTATGACCTATTACTACATCCGCATCCTGAAGAATTTCTCTGACTTTAGAGATCACCACAAAATCATTGTTTACATCTTCTTTGAAAGCTTTAGGATCATCAAGTATTGAACTACTATAGATTGTTGGCTTGTCAAGATATTTCCAGCATACACAGATTACTGACCAATCGGATATGATGTTGTCATGGTTAATTGATTCTGGGTATAAAGAAAACGTTGCTGCAATCAACGGTAGGGTCTCGATGTCCAGCAAAACTATTTTCGGAGTTTTTCCCATCTACTTTCTCAACAGTTTAATTAACTTGGTCTGTTCTCTTCTTAAAATTTTATAATCTTCGTAAGGCATCCCCTCGGGTCTTTCACACAGTATCTTTTTATTTTTAAGAAGGATTGATGCTGGTGTTAGGGGCGTTTCGTCAGATTTTGGTTTACTCATGTTAATTATTTATGAATAATAATTTTATTTTTGATGTAGGTTGTACTGCCATCAGGTAAGTTGAATTGTCCCATCCATCCAGCTTGATAAAACTCAGATAACATTTTACCATAAGGTTGTCTAGTTCCATCTTTGAGTCTTACCATTGTAGTAGGTATAACTTGCACATTTGACCTGCTCATTAACTTTGATCTGCTTCCCATAAATTTTTAATTTAAGTCCATTGATTTGATATTGCTTCGCCAATTCCCTCGTAGGTTTTACTCCGTAGTTTTGCTCTGTCAGGTGAAGGAGGAAGTTTCCAAATTCTCTGCTCTCTTCCCTCTACGATATTGGTTGGTTTTAAAGGAGGTAATCCGACTACCCATAAACAGGTTGCTTTTGTTTCAGGGTGTCCGAACTGCCAGGGTTGAATAATTTGTGTTGGTCGTTCTCCAATGATCTCCAGTGCGTACTTGTGCATGATAGGATTCTCGACATACCCCTTACCTATTGATTTTACAGTGTTCAATATTGTTTTGAAAAATGTTGCAGCAGTCTCCATCTTCTCCCACCGATCTTCGTTTCGGGTACCATCTGGATTGTACAACCATCTTACTCCACTATTTGCTAAGTAAGTGCAAGGAGGATGTGCCCCTAAGAAGTCAAACCGTTGCTTAAACATTGCTTCAAAACAATGTCCTTGTATGTGCCACTCGGGATGACCGCCTGAACATTTGATTATGTCATTTGAGTATGCTTCATGCCCTCTCTTTCGTAAAGCCTTACAAACAGTTTGACTCTCCTCACAGATTATAAGGGCTTTCATTATTTCTGTTCTTTGTGTTCCCTAGTCTCCGACTCATAGTGGCTCATAGGATAATGGGTGGTACCTGTATGATTATAATCAGTTCCGTGTGTATAATTTCTACTCTTAGAAATAATCTCTATTGCTCGCGGGTTAGCTACAAATGTCTGAACTAGTTGAAAGATGCCGTTCTTAGAGTCTTTTTCTGCTTGAAGTTGGTACGTAAGTTCAGATACCTTTAGATTGAATTCCTTTTCATTTAGAACCTTTTCCTTTTCGGAAAGCTCTTTTGCTTTATTAGCAACTGATTGTTCAGTAGTCTTCAATGAGTTATTTTCAACAGAAATTTCAAAGTTCTTATTAACTAAGGTCTCTTTTTCTTTTCTCAGGGATTCAAGCTCAGTTTTATCCTTTTCAGCTTGCTCTATGTAATTTTTCATTTCACCTGCTGCCATTGCAGGTAAGTGTTGTTGAATTAAGGCTTTTAAATCTTCTTTCATATTTATTCTTCGTCTAAGTCATTAATTATTCTGCGTTCGCGTTCTGTCACTAAATGAGATATTGCGTTTAGTAAGTCTTCAGGGTCTTCATTTGTTCGACGGTTTTTGCCAGCGTACCTTTTCAGAGTGTCTAGGGTTCTGGAGATATTGACCCCAATACCTAGTTTCGCGTCAAGTGCGATGTCATCTCCCTCATGGTTAAGAAGGTTCTGTTGGTAGAGGTATTCTATGAGTTCAATGATTATTTCAAATTGAATTGAGTTTACAGAGTCAAGGTCAGAGAGGGCTTCCATTGCATAAGCCATTCTATTCGCTTCTTCCATTTCCCTTTGGTGCTCTGCACTATTCAGGCTCTCAAGGATTATCATTGGGAAGTTTTCAGGAAGTTGTGGTTGTGTTGTGAAGATGTCTTTGTTTTGATCTTCCATCCACCTGGTTAGTTTGTCAAGGTCTTCTTCCTTAATATTTTGATCGAGGAGATTATTTTTCGTCAGGGCCACAATCTCACTGGTGTATCCGTTCATTTCGTTAGAGCTATTTAGATCGGGCATCAGTAATCCATTCATAGGATTCTCAGTAATGATAAAACGGTATGAGTTTGTCTTGGAATTATATACCGCACGATATACTCTGCCTTGCACCGGCGCTCCCTGGTACTTCTCTTTGTCGAGAGGGTCTGTCCAGCTCCAGTGTTTTACAAAGAGGTATTTTACTGATACATCGTTGATGTGATCTTTTATTGATATTCTTTCTATCATTTCTTTTGTGCGGATTTATGGAATAAGTCTATGAACGACAGCTCTTCGTTTCCTTCAACAACTTCATCAGTTATGTCTGCTGCGCTGTAAGTAGTACCTTCAAATTTATTTTCCTGTGGGTCCAGAGCCTCAAGCTTGTTTAATGCTTCTTCGAGGTTAGGGAGTCTTTCGCCAAGTTCAGCGGCAAGCTTTAATGCTTTCTGATCGACAACCCAAATCTCTTTTCCTTCTTTGTCAAGCATTATTCCCTTGTTGTTGGTAACTGGTATTTTCTTATCTGACGACAGGAAGTCACGTATCTCAGCTATTTGCTTGCGAAGAGCTTCTTTGTTTTTTTCTCTTTCGTTGTAGTGATTCTTTTTGAATTCTTCAATAGCTGCTTCCACTGAAGCGATGTTACCTGCTACGATTTCACGTCCATTCTTGTCAAGCCTCTTACCATCTGATTCAAACTTGTAGCCTGCGAGTATTGCCGCTCTTTCTCTCCGCTCTTTACCACTAAGGGTCTTAACAGGGTTGTCCTTTGACGGATCACACACCAAACAGACAAAAAACATTTGACGGTCTGTTAGCTTTGAGTACTTATCAACTGCTCGTAATCCTGGATTTAATTCGAATGGATCTTGGCCGGTTATTAGCTTGTAAATCATCAGAACAATCTCTTATACCAGAACTTTTTAATTCCTTCACTCCATTCCAAATGCTCTTTGCCAAACATGATTAAAATAAAAGGCCAAATTGTTAAAACACCTATAATTGTAAAACAATCACAGACTCTTGTTCCGTCATAACCATATTTCTTGAATCCTTGACGGAGCATGTATACAATACTTAAAACTCCCAGTACCAAATAAATCCATACGTATATCACAGGCCCTTAGCGATTCGTAGTAACTTGCTTAAATGAGATTCAGTGAGATCAGAGAGTTTGTCAAAGTAGAGTTCTGGCTTTACATTACATTCTCGGATTAGTTCTTCAAGGACTTTAGATTTCTTTGTCATTAAACTTGTTTGTTTAGATGAACAAGAATATTGCTTAATCTATAATGCTCATTTATTAACCTGCTTGAAATACCTCTGAGCTGCCCGTTTATTGTCGGTACCTCTGGGTTTGCTTTTTGCTCACCACATTCGTTTTTAAGCTGCTGTGGTTCTCGGTGAGCTATTCTGGTAATAGCTAATTCAATACCTTGCCTATTCTCAATAATTCTTTCAATAGTATCATTGATTGAATTTATCAGTTCCTGTAGTTCAGGCACATCATTAGGAATAGTATAACTACCTGCTGTTGCACTACCAGTTATGGTTTTATTTATCATGCTTTCTATGTTTAATTACTCGTATTAAAAACCCACAAGCCCCTCCTATTAATCCTCCGGTTAGGGTTCCAACTCCTGGTACAACAGAACCCATTATTGCTCCGGTTGTTGATCCGATAAGTGTTGAGGAAATTATTCTTTCGCTGTTTAGAGTTGTGCTTAGAGAGTCTAGTGTTTTGTTCTTTAACGTAAGCTCTAGAGAATAGGTTGCATTGTCCTTGTTTAGAGTTACACTATCCTGTTTGTAGGATTGGATTATTAAGCTATCGGTCTTTAGCTGTTTTGTTAAGTTGTTTATGGCTAATGAGTCAAGGGATTTTCTTTTCGTGAGGTTGTGAACTTTATCACTCTGCTCAAGGAAGAACCTCGCAGTCTCCGGCTTGATTATAACCATCTCTTGTGCGCGGGAGAAAAAAGTAATTGTCAATCCCAGTATGAATAAAAAATGTTTCATATTTTCTTCATTTTAAATGTGACAATGAAACTCTATAACCGGATATGTCTTTCCATTCCTCCATTATAAATTCTCAACAGATATTGTTTTCATCTCTCTCACAACAGACATTGGTATTCTAGTTACCGCCCCTATAGTTGAACTATTTGGAAAATAAGAATCTACAAGCACTAGATATTCATCATTCTTATCTAGTAAATAACCACACTGTCGTACTAAACTTTTCTCATCGTCTACCCATGATATTCCATCATCGGTTTCTCGCCAAGCACTATCGGTTGAGATTATATCTTCCCATAAACAGTAGACAAGTGGATAATTAGTATGCTGCATATTTTTGTTTTAAAACTCTACTTTCCGCTCGCACGGTCTTCCATTAATTCTGATAGCTCAGAAGGTTTGATGTTGTTGTACTTACCTTTTATTTCTTTCAGTTCCTTTTCGTTCTGAGCAACTTTCAGAACAATATCTTGATAATCCCTATTAAGATTAGAGATACTATCAACCAGTACCATACGTTCTCGTGCCTGGGATTCCAGTTGCCGTTTGAAGTCTTTATGCTTTGCAGAAAAGTCATCCTTTTGTTGTTTAAGTGAGTCATTCTCGCTGTAGAAGTTTATGTTGAAGTAGAGACTAACTGTTAGGAGGAATATTAGTATCCAATGGTATTTGTTCATAATTAATATATTTCAGAAGGAATGTTTTTAGTCTTCTCTAAAACCATTCTACCCCATCCATATTTTACCCAGGTTTTAGTGTCTTCAAAGTATTCATACCAATATTTTAACCAAGGCCCGGTGAACACTATTGTCCATGTCCTCTTATCAGCTTGAAGAATTCTATGAGTATAGTTACGAGGTAGTACTCTTGGTTTAAGCCATTGATTAACAGTTTTATGAATGACACCAGCTTTAGTAAAAACTTCTTCCTCATACTTACCACTTAACAGAAATGCGATAGCCGGAAATGCGTGACTATGGAATCTGTTCTGTTTAATTGTCTTCCAGTGATAAATTATTATACTGAATAGATATTTATGTTCGAAAAGTGTAAATGCTATTATATGCCCTTCTCCTAATTCCACTCTCTTCTTCCTAAATAAGACAGGTAGTAAGTACTTCATATCTTTTTATCTCTAAAATGAATCCAAGCCATTACATTAAATATTAGTTTTGCAGCGTGATCTTCGTCAGTTTTATCCATCATCCACGCTACATAATGCCTTGCAGCAGATTCTTTCAACGCTTCATTGGGCGTCCCCTTCTCCCAGTTTTTGGGGCCATAATGTTTAGCTCCTTCCGCTAACACGTTTCCTAGAGCCTCTAGCATATAAGGAGAAATCAAATCAGGTCTGCTCTTACCTTCGTTAGAATCTCGAACAGCTCCAGATTCAAATACTCGATTTGTTTCGTTTTTTGGCTTTGGAAAGAAGTCAAGTGTAGTTGAAATATTTTTACTCATTCGTTTATCCGTTTAAATCGTTTCATCTCTTCTCGTGTATAGCGCTTCCATCTGGGTGGCTTGTTGCAATGGTAGCTTACAGAGCCAAGCACTACAAAGAACATTAGCAGGAACGCTCCAAATGCGTAGAGTAAATCGTGTAACATTGTGTTTGTCATGCCAGCCACTTTAGTATTAAAACCATTACAACCATTCCAATTACTATTCCCCTGGCGAGGGCTTTTCTGTCTTTTGATATATTGTGTTTATCGATTGTAAACAACAGTATATCCGAAAGCTCTTTGCCTTCTGCACCTGGCAGGTAATCACCCACCCATCCTCTTACCTCTTTTTCTATCTTCATTACTCTAGAGTTAAACGGAATATATCCAAAAAGGTTTAGAGTTAATTCTAGGGTTATTTTTTGACCTTACGTTGAGCTTTCTTCAAAGAAGAGTTGGTAGATTTATTGTAAGCCCTGGTTCCGGACGCTGAAGGTGTATCAGACGGTTTAAAAACGTATGGCTTAGATTTATTACCTGCTGAAGCAATCTTTGCTGATGATCTGATATTAGAGGTTGTTTGGCCGTTGTAGTTAGCGCCCTCTATCCTTTGTATACCCGATTTTGTTCTGGTGAGCGATGCACCGGTGCCACTACTTGGAGGAGTGATTTTATTCTTAGATAGAAGGGTTACTTTATTTGGATCTGTTTTCTTTGCCATTAGTTTTAGGGTTTAGAGTTATATAATTGTCAAAAACTATGCCTGTTATGTGTTTTATGGAATGATTTTCAGGTCATGATGATACGCTGCGTAATAAGCCCCTCTGTCATTAACCATCTCCACTTCGTAGTTTAAAAAGCCCTCGCCGTTATATTGAAAGCAATGATTTGTTATGGTTACTTCAACTACTTTAGGAGTAACCCTGTGGCTAGGTCTGGTCCAGATAGCTTTTGAACCTATTGGATATATTTCGTTGTCTTTGGGGTGAGGCACTCTTATTCTGACGGTGATACTTCTTCTTTGATCGGCTTTAAATAAAATGGTGTGACTGTTGTGTTAGTGGTGTCCCACTTATGGATAGCCTCGTTAAGTTCTTTTTCTGAATAATATATTGTGGAGTGAGCGTATTCTTTATCGGTCCATTTGTTTTTAACAATAAGTATTGCTTTCATAAAAAATATGTTTTAAACGTGGTTTGAACTGCCGAAAATTAAACAATTTATTTAAAATAGTCTCGTCTCATTTATCTTTTAGAAAGGATTCGATTTCATCCCAAGCTACCATGTTTCGTAAGTGGGGTCTTGCTTTCTCCAATGCTTCTAGTATTTTATTTATGGTGCCTGATTGTATTGAAGTTGTTCGTTCTAAATCAGCGCATTTTGATTTCCACTCGTCAGCGCCCTCACTAATACCATGTATTATTAACTCCAATTCTTCAATTTTGTCACGAAGTTTATTGGCATCATTTATCGCACTAGCTGCGTCCATTACTCTGAGGCGCTCACCTGCACGAATTGATTTACCCTGATCCAAAACTTTTGTCATTAGTTTATTATTCTCTTCCTTCAACTCTCTGTTCTCTGATTCAAGACGGGAGATAACATCTTTTTGGTTTACTATAGTGCACTGTCGGCACTCTGCATGTTCGCGCCATTCGTCACGTTCTTTTTCAAGACGGGAGATGGTGGATTGGCTTTCATTGATAAATCTATTTAAGGCCCGTTCAGCGAGTATCCTTACATCGGCAGCGTCATGATAGTCTTCTCCATACTTCAAGTCCTCTTCCTTGTATATCGCCCAGAATCTTTCAGCTAATTGCTTCTCTTCCGCTGTTCTGTTTTCATTACTCATAAAAAGTGGTTTTACTTTATTTTAATTTCATCATAGTGAAAGCCGTGAGAAGAGAGCAAAGAATAAAGAGCATCCTTAAAACGAATCTTCTTTAGTCTTTGCTGATCCGCGTCCCAGCCACCCTTATTAATCCCGTCAAGCTCCATGTTGACAGTGATGGATATTTTTTCTGATTGCTTTTTGGCGAGTACTGTTATTTTTCTTTTCATATAAAAGTGGTTTTATGGTTTGGTGGTGTCGATTAGTTCATATATTTCCCTAAGTCCTATATTATACCCGGCAGCTACAGCATCAAGACCAACAGACTTATCATATCGCTCGTTAATCTCCTTCTTCAGCTTCTCTTTGAAAAGTTCAAGTTGCTGGTCGTAGTAAGATTGCATGGCTTTTAATGCATCGCACCAAAGTATGTGAGAAGTTTCGTTTTCCATTTCAATATCTTCTGAACACCAGTATTGGTCTTTACTGGCAAGAATATCACATGCTTGTTTATATTCACATGTATTGCATAAAGATATTCCTGTGTTTCTCCTTTCTCAGCTTTGACATAAAGTCGAGCTACTTTCCTAACTTTACCCATCTCAGAAGATCCGTACCTTTTAACACGTGAGTCATAAATCCAAAGAGTTGTATCAAACCATTCTCCATCATCAAACCTTTGATACGAAATCTCATATCCTACTGTCTCAGGGAGAAGGAAGGTGTCATTGTCTTTAAGTTCATGAGCTCTGCGATCCATATATGTCCACTTTCCTGTTCGGGGAACTATTGCGGCAGGAATTTTTAAATGCAACACTTCTGGATTTTCTATCTCAATAGCGGGAATGGAATTGATATATTCATCGTAGTCTCTTTTCTGGACATTAGACATGTAGTCTGGTTTATCGTCCCTAACGTTCTGAACTAAGGAGAACATACCGGCATTGTGTTTTATGTAAGTACTCATGGTTTTTATCGTTATGATCGATCAATATCGAATTCAAGTTCCCGCGCCATGTCCAGCATTCTTTCTAATTTAGCCTTCAGCAATGGGTTTGACGCGCATAGACTACCCAAATCAAGTAGCTTATCAATAATTATTTGTGCTTTCTTTGTTGCCCTACTTTTGTTTTTCATAGTTCATTGTGCATCTCTGCTTTTTGAGTTTATTGCTTTGGTGGTTCGGGTAATGGCATCCAGTGAGTGGCTTGGCTGTCATCAAGCAGATTTGCCCCATCAATGTCATAGTACCGGAAATGCCATCCGTAATCTTTGTCCTTCCACAGAGTAGCCACTGCTCGTTGTTTTTTATTTTTATGACCCTTCCACAGCACAAGTACCTCTACTCCTTGTCTTGGTAATCGTTCCTTCACTGAAATCCATTCCATCTGTTTTAGCGTTTAGTGTTTTAACTTATTAGATTTTAACCGGCATCAATTTGAATGAGTTGGGTTCCATTTTCCACTTCGTTCTATTTGCATTACTCTTTCTAATAAGTTCCTTTGCTCGCTTGTATGAGTACAGTCTCAACGGGAAATGATCATCTTGCCACCCTTCTTTAGAACAGTAGCAAAACTGATCTTTATCCCATGCCATCGGACCCAACTCACCAATGACAATGAATTTTTTGAACATTTTTAAATTGTCTGTCTTCATACCTTCAACTGTTTGTTTGGTGATTGAGAGGGAGATTCAGTTTTAGATAGTTCATTACATTTTTCAAACATCTTTCGCATCCTCGCAATGTAATCGCCTGCTTTTTGAATAGTAGTTCCTTCATCAAACCACCTCATTTGCTCTGGGTTTGTAGGGAACATTAATTGGCATCGCATAACGGTTTCAATGAACAAATCCTTTAACTCTTTGTTATTCTTTAAGTCAAAATTGTTTTTAAGATATTGTTCGCTCTTTATATGGATTCTCACAGGGGCATAACTAAAGGCATAATCCCAATCTGCCCATTCGTTGAAATGCTTACCAAATCCCGGATGGCGATAATCCATTATAATTCCTTCAGTCGAACATTTAACAGTTGCATTCATCCATCCGCAGGCCGTGCCGTGAACATCGGATGGTATGCCGCATGTGCATTCCGGATAAGTTTGTTTATCTGTCTTTTCCATTTTTTACTTTTCTACTTTAGGATTTTAATTCAGTTTCAAGGAGTCTTTATCAATTGCAAATCCGGCTTCACAAAGTCCGAAAAGATCGAAGCCTTTGGAGAGAAGCCATATAAATTGTTCTGGATATGAAGTGTCTTTTATTTGTCCGAAGAAAATAAATTTTGGGTTTTTAGTTTCAGCAAGTCCTTTAGCAAGAGAATACCAAAATCCTGAGTTGTCTTTCCTGCATTCAATAACAGCAACTGCATTGTACTTCATCTTTAAGTATTCAATAGCTTCCTCTTCCGTCATACTGGAGATCTTGCGAAGGATGGGTTTTACTTCATCAAATCTTAATTTCCATTCTGTATTGTAGGCGACTGTTACGCCAGTATCACTTACACCTACTAATGAAGTACGGCTATTATTGAAGCTGTCAAACACCTCACATCCTAAGTACAGATGAATAAAATCTTTTATTTCTCTCATTGTCTTTTTTGTTTTAAGGGGTTTCTGTTGTGGGTTAAGGGCTTTTCGACGGGTTGTCATTTTGATAAATAAGCCAGTATTCCAGTCAACAGCATACTCTCTGGAGATTGATTGTCGGTATCACACAAATCCATTAATTGACTGTTAAGTAATTCAAATACAATCTTGTCTCCTTTTCTAACTATAAACTTCCACTCCTGGGTACGTTCATCAACTGCTTCATTTCCATAATAGAAATATAGTTTGCTGTTCTGAGCTTCAGCGCAGTTAGAGCCTATTGAGGTATAGAAGGGTTTCATTATCTTTTTATTTACTTAAGTTCACATAAATTCCTCGAAGAAATAATTCCCCTAACCCAATCAATATCCTCTTGTGTAGGTACTAAAGACTTACTTTGATATATACTCAATAACCCGAGCTTCTTATAGTGTTTCTTTAGTTTATGAGGGATTCTGTTCATAGGGCATGAGTTTTGAAATACATTTTATAAGAGAATCAAACTCATAATATTCAAGAAAAAGTGATGTTTTACTTATATTATCAGGATGATCTGATATGATCTCAATTATAGATGAAGTACTGTGATGTATGATAGTTATCTGTCCATCTTTAACTTCTGCAAAGTTACATTCCCAATTCATGCTGCTAATTTTTCATGTTCAAGCACTGCATCTTGTACCGGTCCTAAGAAAGGATTAAACCTGGCAGCATCAAAGTATTGGTATGGAGCATACCTGTCGAGATTAATTTCTTCTAGCTTAAACCCTATCTTACCTCCGTGGCCTAATAATTTATCTGTTTGTATAACAGTATAAACTTTACCTTCTTCTACCCAATGATCAGAAGGAACTTCATTAGGTCTGTTAGAACTATCTATACAAATTACTTTCATCTTCCTAAATAGTCAGAGTATATATCCAAAAACAGATTACCACAATGGAGTGCCAATTCACTACTCTTGAAGTGCTGCCCAGCCCCCGCGAGGGAAAAGCAGCTGAGGCCGACGCACGAAATCAAAACCCAACCGGAGTTTGTTTTTTCGAAATAGGGGTAGTATTTGGGTTGATTGCGGTTATTCCAGTCGGGAACCCAACCCTGATTAAACACTTTAGTAATGTTCTGTATCTTGTGATACGCCAGAGCACTTACTCTCTGCTCTTCTGGTAAGAATGAAAAGTCAGAAACAGTTAATTCCTTAACACCTAATTCAAAGCAAACATCCTTATAAGATTTTATTCTGTCAATAATATCTGTTTTCAGGTGGGACTTGAATATCTTATCAAACACCGGACGTTGCTCTTTTGTACAAGCATCTTTCATTTCAAGTACAAAATCCTCCTTAAACTCTAGAGTATCAGAAAATACTTTAGTTTTAAGTATCTCATTAAACTTTGACTGCCAGTCCTTACAGGCAATGTCGTACAATTCTTTGAAGTCTTTTTTATGTATTGTTATCATACAACCCTAAACGTTATTATCTAGAATAAGGTTACTAGAGTTTACCTTCGCGCCTTAGTTTATTTTTCTAGAATCTTATCTAAATGGGGCTGTTCAAGCCTTACGGGTCTAGGATTCCTTCTTAGCCATACTACATACGTAGGTAATCACCCGCATCAATTACGTTCACTTTTTTAACCTTCATGATAAATAACATTAATTCGTATCTTCTTACACTCATATTGGAAATAAGGCAGCTTATCCGATGTATATTTTAACCTTAACCTTAAGGGTTCTTTTATAACATCAAACAGTTTATCCCTGTACTTACTTCCAGAGGTTCTTGATCTATATCCTAGGAGTTTAGCAGTGGATTCTGCACTGAAGAGAGTACTATGTTTTACGTCCTTAGACACACCCGCATAATTAAGTCTTCTTCTAATCTGTGCTTTCTTTCGCTCTACCTGGAATCCCAGAATATCTTCAATAACTGATTGTTTAAATAATGACCACGTACTGTGGTCAATGATCTTATAAAATCTATGTCTCTTTCCTTCTCTGAATTTAAGTTTATTGATACCTAATAGTTTCCAAACCTTTTCATACCCTATGAGTACATAATAATCCCCCTCCCTGCGCATAAACCCAACAGAGACTAGTTTAGAGATCCAATGCCAGAAGTGTTTCTTAGGAAGTTTAGAGATGTGCACACGACCAAACCTAGAGTACCTCTTAACCCACAAATAAGCAACATAGATGTTCCTGTGTTCGTAGGAAACACCCTGCCAGTTCTTCGGAATTTTAAGGAATTGTTTGGTGTAATTCATTTATAAAAAGCAAAACCCAATCATTTCAGCACGTCTGTTCAGGGGCAAGCTTAATTTGATTGGGTTCGCAAAGATTTTAGTTTACCCACTGAACGGGTATATACTTCACAAAAATAATGCCTAGTTTAGAGCTATCTAGAGAAAAAAGAGTTGGCAGCTTAATTGCAATTCTAGGAACTCCTCATATAAAACATCTCCTAAGCACATTGCCCGGTGTCGCGGAATTAGGAGAACTTCATGCACACTTTTGAAGCCTGTCTGGAATTCTACGTGTGCCCAGTGGGAACCAGATCAGAGTTAATCACCGGTTTTTACTTATCATTTAGCCATATTGCAAGGCGCAGTCCTTAGTAAACTGCATGCAATTACTCTAACGTAAACTCTAGAGAAAGGTTACTGATATATCTTGCCGAATTCTTTGTTAGATAGAGTTATTAAAGGGTACTCTTTTTCCAATTGCCATAACAGCTCAGTTGATGCTTTTGATTCCAGGTAATTCTCTAACCCATGTGCTCTTATTCGTCGATACATATTTCTCTCACTCATGCCAAGTGATCGAGACATTAGCAGCCGGTGTCCCTGAAATCTTATGTATGCTTCCAATATCAATATTTTCTCACTGGCTTGTAAGTTAAGACAACCGGCGTAGTCGTCCGGTTTTAATACTATAACAGGTGACTCAACCGCCGGTTCTGTTCTCTTTGGCATAAATTTTAAATTTTTGGTGACAGGCTGTCATTCGAACAGTCTTAGTATTTTCTTCTGAACTTCATATCTAAACACGCGCTCGATTCTTTGAACACCCCCTAACCTCTCAAATCCAATATCTGTCATCAAGTTACCACGGTAGTAACAGTTGTAGACTTTATAAGGTCTTTCTTCAGTAAATCCTGGGTGGTTAATGTGCTCTATCTCCTGCTCTTCTTTTATGGTATATCCGATACGCTCAAGAGCTGAGATCATTTCGGACAATGTAAATTGTAGGGTCATATTCGTTTATGTTTAACAGGATCAATTCCATTACAGGTATATCCGCAGAAGTCAGAGTTCAGCTTAACGATAACAGGGTCATTCTTATAAGTTGTCTTTCCTCCAGTCTCTACATTTTTGATCTTCTTAATGTGAAGTTCTGTTTCTGTATATCGATAGGGATGGTCCGTCAGCCTGTGAATTACAATGAAGTCATCACACTTAGCTGCTTTGATTTGTCCCATCTCGACATCAGCTTTAAAAGGAGGTTTGATGTAGCCTTTGTAAGGGCTGTCTTTCTCAGTGTCGGTGCGCTTGGCAGCATCAGAGCTTACGTGATCACATACCCAAATAGCGGCGTATTCTTCTTTGAAGACCCTCAACAGATTAAGCTGTCTTATTGTTGTTGCATACCTGGCAGCTTCCACCGGCATATCGAAGGAGTTCCAAGGTTCTGCGATCACCAGATCAAACTCAAAACCCTCATCATACAACAGCTCACATTTCAACAGAAAGTCCTCTATCGTATGGAACTCTTTAGAACTGATGATCCTGAAGTGATCTTTGACCCATTGTCTAGCCAGATAAATCTCCTCATCATCCATTAACTTGACGGACTTCCCTAGATAAAACTCCATCAGCTTATTCCTGAGCTGACCATTACCGTTTTCAGAAGATTGTATTACAACTTTCCAGTTATGAAATTTAGCAGCCAGAACAGCCAGATACCAGACGATAAAACTCTTGCCTACATTATCAAGACCCATCCACCAAACAACATGATGCTTCTTAAACATCCAGTGCTCATTAAGTCTGTTAAGTCCGGTGGGGAGGCCCATCTCCAAAGTCCCTTCAATAACAGCCCGTAAGTACTCATCCATTTCTTCTTCGTCTGCTAGGAAGTAGAATGATCCATCGTCTCTTCGCAGAAACTGTTGGCCTTTCTCGATCTTTTTTGCTTCGGTAAGAGGTCGTTGCTTCCCGTAGTCAATACCGTCTTTGATCGTTTGGATTGCTTGTTGGATGTTCTTAGGGTTCTTCGCGCGTATTTCATCCTCCAGAATCTTAACAGCATCATCTTCATTGACTCTTCCAGCAGCAATGTATCCTCCAACCAGGTTAGCAGCTTTCAACAACGTATCATGCTTCTCTCCATCTACAGCACTGCGCACCATAGCGACTGCTGTTGAGATCACAGACTTACCTCTTCTGTTAGCTTCTTTTTCTTTGTTGTTTCTGCGCTGTTCCTCTGTGAGTTTTTTGTCCCAGGTCAGTGCACTCCAATTAATCCAGATGTCAGGATCATAACTCTCAAAAGTTACCCTTGAGATATTCCGACTTGTCGAATCGAGTTCG